GATTGTGGCATTGCCTTTGCCAGACATCGGGGATACGGTTAACCAACTATCTTTCGCCATATTATTTTAAATTTAACTTACTGTCCAACTATTTACGTTGGTTGTTACAGTCAATGTTTGCTCACCGCCTGCGGCAGTGTATTCCAGTGATGTAGGGGTGACATCAATATACATTGCTTTTGCCACCAAAGAAACATTCTTAGTAGCTGTGAAGCTGTAATTCTTATCACTACTAACTTTTGTATCGCCCTCATACCATCCATCAAAGGCATCATCTGGGCTTGTCAGGTTGCATTTTGCAAGCACTTGGTCGCCCAAATCTACGGTCGCTTGAGCGGTTGCTCCGGCTGCTCCATCATTAATCTGCACCGTGCCTCGGCTTGTGATGTCAGAATTTAAAGCAAGAGTGATAGTGAATGAACCTTGCGCCAAATCTTTTAATAACACAAATTCATTATCTGTGTAGGACGCTAAAGCACTCTCATCAAACTTTCCAGTCGCAATCAACTCCTTCTTCCGCACATAATTATTTGCAGGCACACCAATTTCTTCCGGTGTAATGTTCACCGTATCAGCCGCCTCTTGTGATGTTGCAAAAGAATAGTTCATACTTTATACTGATTTACCTGCGCCCGCCTGTGCGTCCACAAATTTAGTGAATACTATGTTCCCTGTAACGGTATTTATCTTGTCAATGATTGCCTGACCCGTCATGTTTTGCAACACGGCATCCGGATTCTTTTGCAACGTCTGCACATAGGTGAGCAAGTTATCAACTTCTACCCCTGTAAATTTAGACTTGTATGCCATAACCTTTTAACTTTATAATTTTAAAACTCCAAATTGTTCACCATCGGCTGTTTCAAACGGTTCATCGCTGTCGGCAGGTAAAAACGGCTCTCTTAAACCTAATTGAGTAATGCGAAAAGAGGACACTTGTATAGGTGTCCCCTCAGTCGTTCTTCCGGTAACAGTCATCGTTCTGTCAAAGCCGTCATTAACGCCTGAAGAAACAACAGCAACCGCCCTGACGGGCGGTTGTGTTGCACTTGCTTTCTTTACTCTTTTGGTTGCCATTATGATAATGTCCAAGAAGTGTTAGAAACAACTGTATTCGTAACGGCTGCGCCACTTGCTTCCAGAGTAATGGTAGCCTGACCGAATGAGAATTGCGGGTCTCCTGCAGACTGTCTGATAGAAATTTGAGCTGTTTGCCCCCCTTGAGCTGTCACTTTCAATGCAGCGGTCAACTCATTGATAGTTGTATTGGCTGCAATGCCTGTAAACTCAATACTGAATGTAAATTCAGCCGTAGCTCCGGGGTCACCAGAAATTGCTGTATCATTTGAAGTCTGCGCACCACCTGCATCGTACTTCGCAGGCAATGTCAATTTCAAACCACCCTCAACCACATTAGCGGTATCACCATCGTCAGTGAGTTCAAGAAGTGCAAAGGTCAATTTAGAGGAGTTAGACTTACCTGTGATAGTAAGTGTCCCGCCTGTTTTTGGAACTGTGATTTCTGCACCGTTGTCAAAACTTACAAATTCCGGCTTCGCTTTCTGCACAACCGTATAAGTTTTATTAGGAGAAACCCCTGTTGCAGTTCCTGTCACGGTTGTTGTACGTTGTTCACGACCTGTGTGAACTGTACCCGTGTTGGTGATTGTTGCGTTACCTGTCCCTGACATCGGGGCGACGGTTAACCATGCTGCTTTTGCCATCTCTTTTTTTTTTGGTTAAACAATTTTATTCGTAAACAAAAGTACACATTATATCTAAAACTGCCTATTCAAGCGTCCAATGAATATCTTGACGAGCATTAATTTCCTGTGTCCCTTTATTAGTTATCTCATTAAGCCAACAATGACTAGAACCAAATGCAAACGGCTCTTCACCGCCCTCAACAGTTAATACCCAATCAGTATTGGAATATATCTTTTGTGTCCCAACACTATCTTCATCCAACCAAACATAAGGGCTACCAAAGACAAAATACTTAGTAGGTTCAGGCGGATTCCAATTTGGGTCTGTGCCGATTACAATAGCGGGGTCAATAATGAATTTATTTATCAGCTCCGGTCTGATAATACTTGCATAGCGGTCAATTTCTTCAATTTCCAAATCTATACTTTTTATCAGTATCGGGGTGGGAAACAGCTTATTTTCCATAATAAGCTCATTCGTATTGAACTCAAACTTTACAAATTCCTCTTCCAGCGTATTACGTGCGCCAATCAATAACGAATACAGAACTTCGCAAATTAACACGCTTTCCAAACTATTATCGCTAAAGCACATAATTGAAACGCTTGAAAAAGACGGTTGGCGAAAACCCTCTCGTTGATGTTCGGGGTCGCCAAATAAATCTTCTACTGGAAGCCCATAGCCACCAATAGGAGCATCATGCACCTGTTTCCTTGCAGGCTCACGAATTACAACACACGGAAGATGGCTTTTATCCAACGGGTATTCCAACACCGTGCGTAATTTGCGAGGACTTGTATTACGTCGCAGAAACAACTTTTTTGCTTCCTCGTAAAAATCAAAGTTTCTATCCTTAGTGCCATAAAACATCTGATATAGAAACGTTTGTTCTTCCGGTAAAGCCTCATAGTCTGACTGGACATAATTTAACAGCCCATCAATTATCTGCCTTATTCTTGCAATTATTATCATATCAAATCTGACTTAAAAATTCATCAATTGCCATTGAAGCAACTGTTTCAATTTGTGCTTCGTACAAAGCCTTGTTCATAAACTTATGAGCCTCAAATCCTGGATGTATCCAACTTAGTGG